ATGAACATGATTTCAGACGACCAGCTTAAAGCCCTTCGTAAGCAAGAGGGCCGGTTGGAAGTCATTAAGAGTATAATGAACTCGATTCATGACGTATGGCAGAATGTTAAAAAGGAACTTGTATCTGCTGACGTAAACACTGGGCTTAAGATGTGGTACGATACGCTTGTTCGTATCATCAGCAAGAGTGAGGAGCTTGCATCTAAGGAGGCAGGAAAAACAAGCATTTTCGGCGCAACGGCTTATAAGCATTTTGATAAACTACAGCAACGCTTAGACAAAATGGCTAATACATTGTCCGGGGAGTTTAATGGTGCGCTTCGTGCTATAAACGCTGGCTTCGACGGTGTGTTGACTATTATTGAAGAAAGTATTTTTGGCATCTTAAATATGATTGACAAGTTGTACGAGATGCGCGGTATTCTTGTATCAATATCTAAGATTGGCACAGGTGCGCTTATTGCAAAAGGTGCAGCTTCGTTATTAGGCTTATCCGGGCCTATAGGATGGATAACCGCAGGGGTTCTTGCACTTGACCAAGCTATTAAGCACATCGCAGGAATGGATAAAAGTGTTTTAGCACACATATTTACAACGCTCGCAGAAGAAGCTGGTAAAGCACTTATAGCTACAGAAAAGTTTTTTCGTGGATATATTGACATCACTGGAAAACTTACAACAGAGGGTATTGCCAATTTAAGCAAGATTGTTGACGTTAAAACAGGCATAAGAGACACAAAAAATGAGTTAGCCCTTCTGAAAGATGAAGTTAATGCTATAGCTGCGGCATCATGGCTTCCAGATGTCATGCGTGATATTATAACCAAGGGAAAACTTGGACATATAGAGGAGCTTGAAGAAAAACTTGAGCTTCTTAGAAAACGTTTATATGAACTCCAAAATCCAATAGACAAAACAGCAGAAGGTCTTCGCACTTTCGTTCTCGAAGCTAAAGAGCTTAACAAAGTAATGAAAGAGCTTAACTTCGATCCATTGCGTGAGTTTGAATCTACCGTTAAATCCGGCAACGTTGGGATGGCAAAACGTATTGCTGAGATCATAAAAGCCGAAACAATGGCAGACATTGCTGCTGTACAGGAACGCATAGCAGTTTTTCAAAAAGACCTTGCTAAAGACCCGAACAACAAAAATGTTAGCACGGCTGTAACTGCGTTGGAAGTTGAGCTTGGTAAACTTGAAGCTCGTTACGAACGTGTTTCTAACGCGGCGAATCTTGCTAACGAAGCCCTTATAGCCCAGGTTGATCCTTTAACGGCGCTTTGGGAAGAAAATACACGGCTTGGAAAAGCCTTAGAAGGAAAAACGCAAGAATATGAAAAAGAGCTGAAAATACAACAGACTATCGACGCCCTTCGTGAAAAAATGGGAAAACGCTATCACGAGGGGATAGCCCAACAGGTGCGCGATGTAGTTGAGATGATCTATCATAAGAAAGAAGAACTTGCTCTTATGAAAGATAAGGATGATGCGACTAAAAAGACAACAGAAAACATAAAAGATCAAGTCCGTATAGTCCAAGCTCGTCTTGCTGCAATGCGTGAAGAACGTAAACTTGCCTTAGATAATTGGAAAGAAAGTAATAAGTTTAGACAAGAAGGTTTAGATAGAGAACGTGAAGCATATGATGAAATGCGTCAAGTTTTCTATGAATATTATACGACAGAAACGGAGCGAGAGTATAACGAGTTTTTGAAACGCGCCTCCCACTTCGAGGCTTACATAGAAGGAAATAAAGAGCTTACAGATGAGTTTTATAAATGGCGAGCTGACATGGCCGAGCGCTATGAAAAGCCTTGGCTCGCAGGATTGAAAGATGGTCTTAAAAAGGCTAGTGATAATATCGGATGGACATTTGAGAATGTAAGTGATACTGTTCAAGCTGCTTTTTCTAACATGACAGATACACTTACAGATTTTGTCATGACAGGAAAAGCATCATTTAGTGACTTTGCAGATAGCATTATCCGGGATATGCTTAGGATGCAGATACAGGCTTCTATTACACAGCCACTTGCTTCTGGTCTTGGCGACTTATTCGGTTCATTTGGACAATCTATGGCAAATGCTTGGTATGGAAATGTAAGTGCTGTAGGGGCTGCTGGTCCGATGCCACAAGCAAACGGAGGTGTTTTCCAAAGCCCGTCCCTTCATGCATATGCGAATACCGTGCAGACCTCGCCAAAACTCTTCACGTTCGCACAGGGCGGCGTATTTGCCGAGGCCGGACCCGAAGCCGTAATGCCCCTAACACGTGACGCAAATGGACGCCTAGGCGTTCAAGCCGAGGGCTCCGAAACAAAAATCGAGCTAAACATAATAAACGAATCCGGCCAACCCGTAGAAGCCAAAGAACGCTCTCGCAGAACAGACATGGGCAAAACTATTATGGACATAGTCCTCACTCGCGTAAGTAACAACACAGGCGGGGCTAAAAATGCCTTCAAAGCCGCGCTTTCAGGTTAGGAGTCAAAATGGCAAACTTTCCTTCTCTTAAAGCTCCAACTGCTTTTTCCGAATCTATACAGAAGAAACAGATAAAAACACCGTTTGAAAATGGATACGTGCAATCTCGGGCTATGTGGACCCGCGCACGGCGAAAATTTTCTCTCTCATGGGATAACTTGCCATACGCGCAACTATATGGTACAGGTATGTTACTTGATCATTTCACGGGAAACGTTGGTGATACGTTCACTTTTACACATCCGCTCACGTCTGAGGCAGTTACTGCACGTTACTCAGACGATGAGCTTTCCTATGAAAGAACGAAAATCCCCGGTTATTACAAGGTGTCTCTTAACCTAGAGGAAGTATAATGCTTACTTTACCTGATGCTCTTATACAGAAGTCAAATCAGCTAGGTGATAGCGATGCTTGGCTTTGGCTTTTGGAGGTTCAGCTTGCGTCTGGGACTGTCCGTTATGTATTGAATACGGAAGACATAATATGGAATGGTCGTGAATGGTATAAGTGTTATTTTATTATATCAGAGATAACAGAAGACGATAAGGCATCTCAGCCGAACCTTACAATCCAGATTCCTAATGTTGATCAGACAATTCAGAATGCTGTTGAAAACATAAATGGTGGTGTTGGTGCTACCGTTATTCTCCGACTCGTGCATAGCGGAAACTTGACAGAAATAAGCGTTCCGTCATACACATTCCAGATTACCGGCGCATCGTTAGACGGTGAGTGGGCAAACTTCACGCTAGGGGCTTCAACTGTTTACAATAAGCGCGTTCCGCAGAGGCGGTTGATAAAAAACTATTGCGCTTTCCGCTTCAAGGGCGAGCTTTGCGGATACACAGGGACGGCAACGTCTTGTGATAAAACGCTGGCTCGTTGCCGTGAGTTAGGTAACTCCTCACGTTTCGGCGGCTTTCCCGGAGTCGGCACCGGTAGAGGTTTCTATGCATAACTTTATCGGCATTCCTTATGAGGAAATGAACTGTTGGAAATTGGTGCGTTATTACTACGCTAAAGAGCTTTCCATTGAGCTTCCAACTTATCCTATAGAACCTGATGATACTTTTTATGTGGCGCGGACTATGGTACGTGCAGTTAAGTCTGGTGCATGGACGCGGCATGAACAGCCTGTCAAACATGCAGTCGCCGTTTTCTGCACAAAGCCCGAATGCCGGGCCATAAATCACGTTGGCATCGTCATATCAAAAACTACATTCCTTCATACGTTCAAAGAACCACCAGCACACTCTCATATTGCCCGCCTTAATGAACAACCTTGGCAAGCCACACTACGAGGATTTTATACATGGAACAAGTAAGAGCTATATGGATTAAAGATCCTTTCTATCCGCAAGTTAAAGAAAACGTAGAAAGTTGTGACTTGCAATTTAGCGAGGGAATGACCGTTGGCGATGTTATTAGCAGGATGAATCCTGTTATGCCCGAGGGTTGTTCTTTTTTGGTGCGTGTAAACGGTGCTGAGAAGGGCGTTGATTTCTGCGTTTCAGCCTACGATGTTGTTATTTTCGTTATTATCCCTGAAGGCGGCGGAGACTTGCTTAAGTTAGTTGGAATGCTTGCTATTGTAGCATTATCTATTGCAGTGCCGCAGTTAGCTCCTGCTAGTTGGGGACTGGTGGTTGATGGAGCATTAACAGCAACAGGCATGGCAGTTAGCAGTAGCATAATGATCGGTGGCTCCATGCTCCTAAACGCCGTCCTCCCGCCGACAATGCCTGACGTAACTGGCTCTTCCGGCTCCCTTGATGAAAGTCCCACCTACGGTTGGACAGACGTTGGCAACATAGACGCCGAAGGAACACCGCTTCCTTACATAGTTGGCTCAAAGCGTGTAACGCCCCCGCTCATAAATCAGTACATCGAAACAATCGACAATAAGCAATACCTTTACATGCTCTTTGCTCTCGCAAACGGTGAGATCGTAGCTGACAGCAATAACGTGTGGCTTAACAATACTGCACTTTACAATTCTGACGGTGTGCGCCAAATTGAAGGTGTTGAGATAGAAACACGCCCTGGAACAGCCAATCAAACAGCTATTCCTTGGTTTGACATAACGTGGTCTCAGCAAAACGTTAATTACACTCTCCCACGAGGCGCGACTAACGAGACAACCATAAACGCTGGCCTTACAACTGATGTTTGGTCTTCCATATATAATACAGGCTCCGCAACAGATAGTTTCAATGTTCTTATAGAAGCCCCTGACGGATTATGGACGCGGATAACTACATGTCATGAATCACCAAATGCTGGTTTAAGATGTTTTTCCAGAACAGTTGGTGATCCTGGCACATTAGAAATATCATATCGTGCACAAGGTTCTTCTACCTGGACTACTGTTTCTAAGGCTATTGAAGGCGAGTTAACAGGGCGTTCTTGGTTTGGTATGCCAGAAAGAGAGTCCGTAGAGCAACCTTTTGTTAAGACATATACATTCGATGGTCTTGCGGCTAATACGTATGAAGTGCGTGTTAAGTTAACATCCACACATGGTCAGCCTGTTCGATTCAAAAGCATAAATAGTTGTCCACTACCAGCCGTTAAAACAACAACTGGTAATTCAGTATCGGCTGTTGAAGCTGTTCTTGTTTTTAATGCTCTTTATTACATGAACGATAAAGGCAATCTGGAAAATACATCCGTTAAAATTGCTGCTGAATACTGTGTCCATGGAACATCAAACTGGAAGGGTGAAGTACGAGAAATTACACGAGCAACACAACAACCCGTTCGTATCAGCTTCATGTTCAAAAACCTGCCTGCGGCGCAGTATGATATGCGTGTTTATTATGTTGACGAACCTGAGACGAGTACACGTATACAGAATCAAGCTGTTTGGTCAATGATGCAAGAGGGTGTCAGCACTGAGGATTTTTCATACCCCGGAACGGCTCTTCTTGGCGTTAAAGCCCTTGCAACAGATCAGTTTTCCGGTTCTCGCCCAACCGTCGAATATGAAATATCATCCCTTGTAAAGTATGGAACGGAAGATTTTATAGGCGGCAATCCAGCAAAAGAGACCGTGCGTTTTCTTCAACATTATGGCATTCCTGCGGAACGTATATCCTCTAACTTTGATGATTGGTCTGATTTCTGTGATAATCCTCCCGCAGAAGCATATAATGCCTCACAAACTTACAGGAAAAACGAAACTTGTTCATACAATGGGCATACTTATTATTCCCTTCAAGCCGGTTTTTCCGGCCACGCGCCATCCGGCACGAATGAACCAAATGCTTACTGGCATCGTTTCGTTCTTTATGCTAATCTTTACATAGATCAAGGGCTGTCCTTCCGTCAGGCGCTTGATCAAATATCTCTCCCCGGACGAGGAAAAGTTGTCCAGCGCGGTGTCATGTGGGATGTTATGTGGGAACATGCTACAGACCGCGTTGACATCGTTACATCTGGGAATATGATTGAGAAGTCTTTCAAAGAGACTTTTCTTTCCAGTGAAGATTACGCTAACATATGTGAAGTTACATACTTTCCAGATGAAGCAGGACGTACGATTGCAGAGCTTCGTGCACCGGACTTTGATTCAAGTGAACAGGATAAACCATCGTCTATCGTTCTTTACGGAGTAACAAACCGTATTCAAGCCCTTCAGCACGGTACGCTCGTTCTTAACTCCACGCGCCTTATGACCCGTGTTTGTTCATGGGAACAGTCAACGGATAGCATACGTTGGCAAGTCGGCGATGTTGTAGGTGTGCAGTCTAATCAGACCCCGTGGACACAGGGTGGGCGTTTAGTCAGCGCAACATCAACTGGATGTGTTATTGACCGCGCAGACTTGGCTGATTTAAGTGCGCCAAAGATCATTGTCCGGCACACCGACGGAACGATAGAAACACAAAATGTTGACACTATAACTGCCGATACACCGGAAGTCGGGCAGTCCACCGTTACACTTGAAGGTACGTGGACAACAACACCCGCGCAATTTGATATATATAATATAGGCCCAACAGAAGAAGTCATAAAAGACTTCCGGGTAAGCTCTATAACTTCTGCATCTGACGTAACCCGTGAAATAACGGCCATTGAGTACAACGAAGATATTTACGCTGCTGATACTGTTCTTGTAGTAGAAGCATCTGAGTACGGGTTCATAAAACTTGAGAATTTAAATCTTGTTCCTTCCATCATAAAGAACGCTGACGGCTCAACGCAACTTTGCGTTTATGCCGAATGGGAAGGATCATCACCGACAGATTTTCGTGTAGCTTGTTGGAAAACAAGTGAACTTATAGAATATGCTGAGACACCAGATAATCGTTACTTATTTAGAGTTAACACCGGAGGCTATTATAAAGTCCGTGTCGTCGCAGACACAAAAAATCAGCCTATGCAAAGTGTAGTTGGCTTTGTTACTGTTACAACAGAAAATGCTGTTTTAGCTCCAAATGCTGATCAGTTTATAGTAGGAAATCCGAACAATCCTGATGATAACCTTACGCCCGTTATCATTGATCCTGAAACGGGACTCGTTAAAATTGACGGGCAACATATAGCAGTCGGCTCTATCACCGCTGTGTCTATTAACGTGGACGACCTTGTTGTAAACGGTCTTGCTACGATGGCTGATGCGTGGATCACCGGAGATTTAATCGTTGACGGAGCTATTACTACTACACATATAGAAGCAAACAGTATAACATCTGGAAAGATATCCGCTAATACAATAACAGCCGGGGAAATTGAAGCTCATACAATAACAGCAACAGAGATAGCTTCACATACTATAACATCAGATGAAATACAAGCTCATACAATAACATCTGATGAAATACTTACAGGATCGTTAATAGCTGATGTTATTGCTGCTAATGCAATAACAACAGAAAAACTTGATGCACTGGCAATAACAACAGAAAAAATTGCTTCTGGCGCTGTTACATCTAATAAAATAGCGACAAACACAATCACAGCAAGTAACATAGCAACAGGGACTATAACAGCTAATGAAGTTAATACAAATTCCATAGTAGCATATACAGCCGGATTAACAGAATCACTTACTATAGTTGGCGGTGGTGAGATTATACTTAAAGACGGGACTATTTTTACATCTGGCACAAGTACAATCGCCGGATGGGAGATTGGTACAGATGTTCTGCGGTCTAACCCGGATGGTTATAGACGCATCGAGCTTGACCATGCAAAAAGCCGTATTTCCATAATAGATAGCTCTGACGTTACAAAAGTAGCAATGGGTTACTTAAATGAGCTTGTTAATCCATCAACAGGAACAACATATACTATAAACGATTATGGTTTTTGGGTATTAGACGGAAATAAACTTACAATAGACGGTGATGTTGATTACGTTAATGGTAATTATCTCATTAAGAACGATGCATCATATAAAGTAGTTAACGAGTTTGACGATACGATAGCACGTTTTGGATCAGATAGCGGCGAATTAGGTTTGTTCATATATCCTGCAAATGACTTAAATCCTATTGCAAAGTTAACAGGAGAAGAACTTTTTCTAGGTTCTTACGGTGGGGATAATAACTATCTGGCTTTCGATCGCTCTACAGGTGTTTTGACGGTCAAAGGTAATATCGACTTGAGTGGTACGTTTACCGTTCAAGACCAGTTAAATTTCGTTCCATTAAAAACATGGAACGATTATACCGCCCTGTCAGATTTTACTTTTACAGATTGTACTGCAACAAATAGTGATCCTTACAAAGTTATATCTTCTACTAATAACACTGTTTATATAACGAAAGAAGGCTTAAGTCTTGACGGAAGCAAGTACAATCGCATCCGGATGCGATTAAAATATGATGCGGATAAAGAACTACGCATACAAGCCCGATATAAAACAACGACGCATGATTATTATCCACCGTACTATGCAGAAGTTATTCACAGTAACGACGACTGGTTTACGTTTGAAATAAATATGGCTGCGTTAGAAAATGGTAGCTTGGATTATATAACAAGCACCATAACGGGTATTCAGTTTTCAATAACATATTGTGATTACATAACAACGGAGCAAGGCACTTTCATTGGTAACGACGAGCTAGTTACTGATGGAGAAACTTTTGCTACTTTATATCTCGGGTGGATTACCATTGGCACGATCGGCACTGATATTTTAGCTGAACGTGGGGTTGAAGATGGAGCAGATGTTACAGCGACAAGCCAAGAATATCTTGATCTTGTAAACGCCATAGATACGCTTACGGACGTAACTATTCCAGCCTTAGAAGACCAGATTGACGGTTCTATCTCAACATGGTTTGGCACTGTAGCACCTACGTTAAGTAACTCCCCTGCATCAGATTGGACTACAGATGCTCTTAAAGACGCGCATCTTGGGGATTTATACTACGTCACGTCAGGGGCCGACGCAGGAAAAGTTTATCGGTTTCTCAACGATCCGAGCTACGCATGGTTAGAGATTGACGATACACAACTTGCTGAGGCTATAAGCCTTGCTAATGACGCATACAATCTTGCTGAAAATAAAAATAAAATATATACGTCTTCCGTAAATCCTACTAATTACAATGTAGGCGATTTATGGACTAATGGTGCTGTTATTAAGCGGTGTGTTACTACAAGTGTATCATATAATGCATCACATTGGGAAATTGCCGCTTCAATGCTGTCATCTGACATAACTGATGATGCCGGGCTTGGACAGTCCGCTAATTGGGCATACGTTACCGGCGAAAACAAACCAGCAGATAATGCAGATGTTACTGCAACCAGTAATTTCGTTGTTACTACATATCCAAACGACAAGAATGTTTTGCAGACGCAGATAGATGGAAAAATACAGACATGGTTTCAAGAAAGTGATCCTAATGATTGGTCCTATACAGATAGACTTAAACATGACGGAGATTATTGGTTCAATAGTACAACAGAAATTAACGAGCTTCGCTGCTACAATGCCGCTACAAATACTTGGGAACTTGTCCGTGACCAGAGGGCAGTTGATGCTTACTATAATGCTATATCTGCACAAGATCAGGCACTTTTTACACCAAAGGTTTCATGGGCTACACCAGATGATTTTTCCGCACTTACCATAACCGGCGGCACGTTAGTTAGTAGCGGAGAATATGTTACAGTTTCTTCATCCAGCGGAACGGTCCTGCTAACACAAGAAGGTTTGAGTATAGACGGTTCGCGTTATAGCCGTATTGGGTTGCGCCTACTTTACGATAGCACAAAAAATATGCGTGTGCGTGTGCGATATAAAACATATGCACACGGATTTTCAGATAGTTACTTAAGTGAAGGTTTTTACTATGATGATTTATGGCACACTGTTACCGTTGATATGTCTGATCTTGTTTACGGTGGTGATGATTACATCACTAGCACTATAACAGGTCTTCAGATAGAAATAACATATTGTGATGTTCTAACAACTGAAATGTCAGCTGACTTCGGATTTGATAGTCACGATTTCATAACAGATGAGCTTACATTTTATGATACATCAATAGCATGGATAGCTATTGGTGCGCTTACAGTTGACATTCTTAAAGAACGTGATGTTTCAGACGGCGCGGATGTGACAGGAGAAAATACATCGGCAGATACAGCTTCCTTAAACGGAATAAATACAACTACATTATTTGGAAATCTTGTTCCGTCTGGAACAGGTCTTTTTATTGATGGAACACACCTGGGCTACCACGATGAAGACACATGGAAAACATACATGGATTCATCAGGGAATTTTTATCTTAGCGGCACAGGCGCACAAGGATTATCTTGGAATGGTTCCACATTAAACATTAACGGAAACATAAGCATACAGAATCCATCAGACGTCAGAACAACACTTAATGTATCTGATGGTGCTGACGTAACAGGAGATAATACATCATCTGATACAAATGCCCTTAATGGCCTTTTGACAGCAAACCTTTTTGGAGCATCTGCACCTGCATCATCAGGATTGTTTATTGACGGCACACACTTAGGTTATCACGAAAGCGGCGTGTGGAAAACTTATATGGACAACACTGGAAATTTTTACTTGTCCGGTAGTGGTACACATAGCTTAACATGGGATGGAGAAGATCTTACTATATCTGGTAATCTAACAGTCAAGAATCCATCTACAGTAAGAGCAGCTTTGAATGTTGAAGATGGTGCAGATAAAACTTCATTAAATACCGCAGCATCTATATCTGGGCAAGGAGCTTTAGCTACTTTGAGTAGTGTTTCAGATACGTATATAACAAGTATAAGCGGGGATAAAATATCCACAGGAACTATAACAGTAAATAATACTGTTGGCATGCGCGTACAGTCATCTGGTGATATTATTTTTGCTGATAGTACAAATGTAGATTATGTAAAAATGCGTAGTTGGAATGTTAGTGGAACATATGCTCGCGGTATGATAATTGAACCAATAACTGATGGGACAGGTAATTTTGCTGTTGGGAAATTCAATTCTACAGAATTGCGTGGAGATTCTATAGATTTAACTTCTTTTGATTATGATATAAATATAAGTGCTGGTAATTGGAATTATGCATCTGAAAGTAGTTTTGATAAAAATTTAGTTATAAAGGCTAATCGTACATATATCCAATACGGATACTTGCAGGTAGATAACTATATAAATAGTATAAATTATGCGGATTCAAATGTTACACATTACTGGCAATTTGACTGGACTGGTTCAAAATTTAATGTGAACATAAATAATGTGGGTGGTGTATTAAGTACATCATGGTTTACGTTATTAGATATTTCAGACATACGGATCAAAGATAACATTCAAAACATAAATTTTACATGGACAAGTTTAGATAACATTCATGGTATACATTTTAATTATAATAATTCAGCAAAACGTGAAATAGGTCTTATTGCCCAAGATGTATTAAAAGAATATCCAGAAGTTATTTTTGAGACACCTGAAGGATATTATGGTATATATTATGAAAAACTTGTTCCTGTATTACTTGAGGCTGTAAAAAATCTTAATACACGATTGAAAACTATCGAGGAGGCATAAATGTTTTGTTGGGATAAAGACATAACTTTCCATTGGAATCAGAAAAATTATTCAATGTATCAGCAAAAGTTATCCATTGTTTTTGAAGTACAAGACAATAACAGAAATTTTATTAAATATGTTTCTAAAGATGTTTTGTTACAAGAAAGCTCTAATATGATAGATTTACCAGCAAAAATGTCTATATTAACATCAACAAACACACAAACAATCATACATGATACTATTGCAACAGCTAAACTTGAGTATGCTAATTATATTTTAGCCTAAAGGAGATATACTATGGAACTTTCAATAGGAACACTTATAAATGCAAAGCCCGCGTTAGAAAAACTTTTAAGCCTTGACCTACCAGCGGCAACGGCTTTTAGGTTGGCTCGCCTCACCCGTGAGTTAAACACATCCCTCGAATCATTCGATGACGTGCGGCAAAAAATCATTAAAAAACATAACCCAGAAGGAAAAGACGAGCTTCCTTCTGAAACGCAAGCCGTCATCATAGAAGAACTAAACACCGTAGCTGCGGAAAAAATAACCATCAGTTTCGAGCCTATCTCCTTAAACGCCCTCGAAGGAACAAGTATGACGGCAACGGATGCCATGGCGTTGGATTTCCTCATAAAAGACGATTGATTTTATCCACCATGCGTGTTAGCATCCCGGTAATAAGCGTCTAAATTGCAACTCGCAAAATAACATATAACCCTAAAGGAGCTGTTAATGTGTTGGGATTCACTCCGTTACTTTCAGAAGTCCGAGTTCAAAGAAGACCCACGCCGCGTTGATAAAAGGCTCGTCCTACTCATGGACAGTATTCGTCACAAAGCTGGCGTTCCTATTGTCATACATGAAGCGTGGGCATCCAGTGGACACGCCCCGAAGTCATACCATTATACAGGTCAAGCAGTTGACTTTCATTTCATTGGTCTTGACTACTGGACGCAATGGGGTATTCTTTCTTCGTGCC